TATATGCTAATATTAGTATAATATTATATTAAGCATAGTCTTCAAAAATAAAAAGATACTTGTATATTAGTTTGTAAAGTTATTATATTATCTATATGAAAAAATTGGAGTTTGTTAAAATGCCAAAAGCAAAGAAAACAAGTAAGAAAGCATCAAAAAAGAAGAATCCAGTGCTAGAGGCACTGAAAAAGCCATTCAAATTACCCTTTAAATTCCTGAGATGGTGGTAATTGACAATAGCATTGAAAAGAATGGGCTATTGTCCATGGCTAGGACTTATTGTGCCAATTGGGATAATGGTAATTGTGTTGGTTGCATGATAAAAAATAAGAATCAGACCCTTATTTTTAGAATATCTAGCAAATTTGCTGGTAAATCGTGTCAGGTCAAGAAGAAATGTAAATATTTTGATAATGTGGTCATACCGGGGATAAAGAATGGAATTTGAATACAATGAGCTATTTGATTTGGTGGATACCATTGATAGGCTAAAGGAATTATCTGATAATATAAACATTTCCTCCATATTGAGGGGAGATGCTAAACAAATTGAGATAATATCTGAAATAAAGAAGAGAATTGATTCAATAGAGATTGAGCGAGTAGAATCTGTTGACTTTGATTCACAAAGGTTTCAAGCATAATATGGCTAAAAAGAAAGAACATAGAAGGGCCATAGTCATACCAGACATTCATTTTCCACTGCAAGATGATGCTGCCATAAATGTGGTGCTAAAGAGTATAAAGATGGTAAAGCCTAATATATTTATTTGCCTTGGTGATTTAGGGGAATGGAAGAGTATATCACCTTGGAGGTATAAGCGTAGAAAAAGGCCTCCTTTGGAATACACTATAGAAGATTTAGAAGTTGAAGCTGTTAAGGTCAATGATGGATTAGATTTGTTTGACAATGCTTTAAAAAGCGTTGGCTGTACAGATAAATACATGATTGAAGGTAATCATGATGATTGGCTCAATTCATTCGTGGAAGAATTTCCATATCTGCCACAATATAAGTTCAAGAACATTATGTCTCTTAAAGATAGAGGATATAAGTACTATCCTTATGGTCATTTGGTGCAGATTGGCAAACTATTCTTTTATCATGGTGGTCACTATACTACTGTTAATCACACAAGACAGCATGTAATGAACCTTGGTAAGAATATTATTTATGGACATACTCACGATGTGCAAAGGCAGGGAGTAACTCATGTTGATGGGGCCCATCATGCTTGGACACTTGGCTGCTTGAAGGATATGTCAAAGGAAAAGAATCAATGGTTACGCGGTAGGCATACCAATTGGTGCCATGCATTTGGCATAATTGACTGGTTTGATGATAATAATTTTAGAATTGATGTAATTGACATACATAAAGGTAAGACATACGTATGGGGAAATCTAATAGATGGAAACGCATAGAGTCCGGAGGGATGGCAAGGGCTATCAAGTAATTTAGGTTGGGAGTGGCTCTATGCATACCAAATTGGTAAAAAGAAAGATTGAGTACGTATATGACAATAAAGATGAGTTTTTTGACAATAATGATGATGAACTTGTTGATGATTGGCGTGAATCTTCAACAGGTGATTGGATACTTACTGATGATGGCCAAGTATGTAAGGTATTGTATAGAGGAGCATTTAGCGATGGCAAAGAATATATACGTACCATTCTCGGTTCTTATCCTATCAGAGACTCAATTCAAATAACTGGTGGTGTCGCTGATGACATATATAGGTTTACTAAATCAACAGAGCCAAGACATAAGAGGATGGATGAGAAGCAACCTAATAGTAAAGAGATTGTTTTTGCTAAATACGTTGCTAATGGGATGCCTCCTGAACAAGCTTATCTTAGATTATATAGAACAAATGATGCTAATTACTCTAAAAATGCATCAGCCTCACTATTAAAAACAAAAAGGGTCAAGAAATTGATTAGCGAAGAAACAAAGAAGATACTTGGAGAAGTTGGAATTGATGAGGAATATCTACTTATCAAGACAAAAGATATAATTGATAACTATGATGCTCGTGATTCAGATAAACTTAGGGCATTGGAAATGATGATGAAGATAGCGGGTATGTTCCCTAATGATAAAAAGACAGAATCCCTTACTGTATTTCAGGGATTTACAAGAGAACAGCTACAACAGCTTGATTCTGCAGATGTTAAGGCCATAGGACATGCCGAAAAAGATATCACATAGCGATATATCATTATACATAATGCCAGCTTTCAATAGTAAAATAAGAAAATGTAAGGTATGTAGTAAGAAAATAGATAATCATAAGAAGATGATTGTATTTAATGAATATTACTTACCAGTAGGATTTAATTGTATATATTGTTATTCAGTATATCGTGAGAATGATGTATTGGTTGAAATAGGTAATCCAGATAAGGTTGATATATATGGAGAATCATGATAAAGATAATTTCTTTGAATCTTATTTAGATATAGATTCTTGGGCTAATGAGTTAATAGAGAAAGAACATGAGATACAAATCCGTAGGAAAAAAAGTTTTTCAAAAAAACCTAAAGAACAACAAATGGGAATCGATAATGACAACCATAAGCGATTTTCACGCAAAACAAATGGTAAAGACGTTACAAAAAAAAGAAGATGAAAGAAATAGAAAAGCCTGATTTTAATATAGTACCACCCCCATCTGAGTCTAAGATAAATGATGAGATACTTCAAAGGTCACTTACAGACCTAGTATACTTTGGAAGAGCCTTTTTACCAAAAGATTTTTTAAATAAGAGTGCATCTCCACCATTTCATTATGAAGTAGCTGAAAAACTATTAAGCACCAAGCCAGCAGCTAGGATATGTAATATACTACCACGTGGTTTTGGCAAGTCCATTCTTTCAAAGGCGGCCATTGTGCATAAGATGTTATTCTCTCCTCAAGGGGAAAGATTATTCATTGCTTGGGTTGCTGAAGAACAAGGACAGGCTATTGACCATATTAAATATGTTAAGTCCCATTTTGAATACAATGATAAGATAAAGTACTATTTCGGCAATCTTGCTGGAGATGCTGTTGGCAATAGATGGACTGAGAAGGATATCGTATCTGCTAAAGGAGATAGGATAATTGCCAAGGGTACAAGCCAAAGGTTGCGTGGTCGTACTGAGATTGATGTACGTTATACTGGTATCATACTTGATGACTTTGAATCTGAATTGAATACCAAAACACCTGAAAGAAGAGATGAGATAAAGAAATGGATTGTATCTACTGTATACCCAGCTCTTGAGGAATCTCCCGGTAGAGAAGGATGGATATGGTTAGCTGGTACTATTGTTCACTATGATTCATTTCTACAAATGATTGTTGATGGTGTTAGGCAAGCTAAGAAGGAAGAAAGAGATTATCCTTGGGATGTCACATTCCATAAGGCTGTAGAGGATGGTAAACCATTATGGCCAGAGCAATTCCCATTATCTAAACTTGATACAAAGAAAAAAGAGTTTATTGAGGCTGGCATGGTCAATAAGTTTGCTCAGGAGTATATGAATGATGCAAGAGATATATCAGATGCAGCCTTTAAGATAGATAGGATACAGAAGCATAATCACAGATTCTTTACAAAAGATAAGTTTAATTACCTTGAGGATAATGATGGGAACTTTATTCCAATAAATGTGTATATAGGTGTTGATGTTGCAGCGACAGCCACGAAGAAGTCAGACTTTCAGGTAATATTAGTGATTGGAATAGATAAGAATAAGAATAGATATGTATTGGAATATTTCCATGAGCGGATACCTACCTTTGATGTGCCAGAGAAGATAATAGAATTGGCAAAGAAGTACTCTCCAGTAAAGAGAGTTACCATAGAAACAGTTGCTGCTCAGGAAATGGTAAGGGATATGGTAACAAGGATAGCTACAAGTGATAGAAGATTGATACCCGGCATATTCAAGGGAGTAAGGCCTCCAGCTGGAATAAAAAAGGAAGATAGGTTAGAAACATCTCTTGGCCCTATTGTTAATTCAAAGAAATTATTCATACGTAATGAGATGACAGAGATAGTAGATGAGTTCTTTGAGCATCCGTTTGCAAAGCATGATGACCTTATGGATGGATTGTATTATGCTGACTGGTATGCAAAGCCTCCATTGAGCGGCACTGTAAAGAAAGATGCTATTGATAATCGTGGCAAGAAAGATGGAAATCGTAAGAAATATAACTGGTTTACAGGCGCTAGGGTTAATTAAAAAAAAGTTTATTTTTGCTATTGACATCTATTGTAATTATTAATTAACTTATAAAGTATATATGCAAATACAGGAAGACCCCAGAGCTAAAACTACTAGAGACCTTTTTCGGCGCTATAGTGACGCCCGTACTGATTGGGATACTGAAGCTAGAAAGGATATCGACTTTTTCTATGGCAATCACTTCAGCGATAATGAGGTAGATGAGCTAGAAAGTCGTAACCAAGCGGCAGTACCAATGGATAGGGTTGGCCCAGCTGTTGAGAAACTAAAGGCCATGCTGACATCCAATTCTCCGGCCTTTACTGTTATACCAAGAGAGGATTCTGATAGTAAAGTAGCAAAGATGTGGAGAGTAGTATTGAGTTATGTATGGGAAATATCTGATGGGAACTCTCAACTAAAGGAAGCAATACATGACCATAGTACTTCTGGATTAGGTTATTTATATGCATATATTGATACTGATAGTGATTTTGGAAAAGGAGAGGTAAAACTTACAAGCGTTAATCCATTTCGTGTATATGTACCATCATCTAGTAGAGATAGATATTTCAAGGATGCTGATAATATAATATTATCTACCATCCTTACTGGAGAGCAGATATTGAATATATATCCAGAACTTGGGCCACAACAGAATCCTGAGACTGGAGAGATGGAAGATGGTATAATACAGAATATATCTGCATATAGTGATGATGAGGACTATCCATCATCCCAGCAAAGTAACCAACAAAAGACTTGGACTCCAGCTGAGGCAAAAGATTTAGAGTTCTCCTATCAGGAGAAGTATCAAGTATTAGAAAGATTTTATAAGACCAAAGTTCCATTCTATCAAATCATTGATGTGAATAAGCAGGAAGAGATGATTTTGAATGAACAGGAATTTCAGAAGTTCCTTGAGGAAAATCCCGGTGTATTTGAACGAGGTCTTGTTCAGTTTCAAGAAATTTTACAGACCCGTATAGCGGTAGTGGCATCCGTTGGCGAGATTGTTTTATACGAATCTGTGCTTAACACTGATATATACCCAATTGTACCACTTCCAAATATATATAGTGGTACTCCATATCCGAGGTCTGATATTTCTAGGGCGAGACCTATGCAAAGACTACTGAATAAACTCTGGTCTTTAGCTTTGACTCATGCTCAGGCTTCTGCGGGTCTGAAATTAATTGTTCCAATGGGTAGTGTTGATAACATAAGCCAACTTGAGCAGGACTGGGCTAATCCAAATGCTGTCATAGAAGTTGATAGTTCACAAGGAGAACCTCATTTTCCAGCTCCAACACCATTAGCATCTGAGTTTTATAAGCTCATACAGTCTTGTGAGTTCTACATAGACTTTACATTTGGTCTACCTGAACTAATGCATGGTTTTGCAGACAAGGCTCCTGATACTGTTAGAGGTACAGAAAGAATGTTGGCCCAAGGAGCTGAGAGACCTAAATCCAAATTACGTGATATTGAGTTGAGTATACGTAAACTTGGTCAAGTAGTATATGGGATGTCTAAAGGGCATTATACATTTAAAAAGATTTTTAGATTAACACAGGCTAATAATAATGTTAATGAGGTCATGGCTAACTATTATGATGATTATAGTGAAACAGTCATGGATATACAAA